AGTCATAATAGGTTTAATAATTAATTTTTTACTTCTTAATGTTTTGTAATCCATTTTTATTTTAATTTGTCTTGCAAAGGTAAGAAAAATATCTTACCTGTGCAAAACTATTTTTTGTTTTTTCTGTATTAAGCTAATACAGAAGGAATTATTTGTAAACAACGGGTTGGATTTTTGATCATTACACCAAAAATATCCATTCTATGATATTCGTAACCATCTTTAGGAGTTACAACCATCTTAGGTTTTTTATTTCCAATTGAATATGGATCTCTCATACCTGGGATATAAGCCATAATCTCAGAGAAGTTTTCTGGAGCAGTTAAACATACGTTAGGTTCTCCATTTTCAGTACCTAAATCTATAATATCAAATCTGTTAGATTCAGCCATACCATTATTACCTGGCATTGCAATTTTATTTCTAACTAGGTCATCATAAGATGGATCTACTTCTACTGTCATTTCAACACCATTTGGTCCAATGAACTCCAAGAATTGTCCTGAAAGTTTTAATGAATTACCAGCACCTTTACTGATTCTTGTATTATCATTAACTCTAGAAATGTTGTTAATGTTAGTAGTAGATACTCTTTCCCAACCATAAGCTTTTTCTTCTAAAGCTTTAGAGAAATTATACATACCCCATTCTCCTGTTCTCAAGATAAATTTACGTTTATCCATTGACAATTTATTAACAGACAAACCTAACATTAAATCAGTTAACCAACCAATATTAAGTTTATTGTAGTAAGCTACGTTAGAAGGATCCATTTGAGCTCTAAGACCAGCACCAGTTTCAATAAAGTTACCAGATTTACCTCTGTTCAAATGAGTTCCTTGAGAAGTTTTAGATGGTTGACCAAACATCAAAGATCTATTTCTTAACAAACGGAAATTTCTTTCAAATTCCCAATCTTGAAATTGAGTCCAAGTTGAATGTTCTTTACCATCAGTTCCAATAAAAGAAAATTGTAGAGGTCTGTCAATCATATTACCAACACCATGAAGTTCCCTTCTCATGTAAGTAAAGCTGTTTTCCATTTCAAATGGAGTTACATAACTATCTTGACCACCTTTAGAACTCATAGTTCTTTCAACAGCATTTCCTTCTTTAGAAAATCTTTTACCAGCAACTAGTTCATCAACTGGAAACCAAGAGTTAGAATCATTTGTTACATATTCTACTTCATATAGGTAATTAACTCCACCTTCTGTAGTAGGTTCATCCATTATCCTAACAATGTATTTTTCATTTTGTTCACCTACAATCATTTCTGTATCAAAGAAATATTTTTCAGGGAATAACAAATAGAATCTTGAAGCACCTAAACCTGGTTTTTCAGTAGAACTTGCAGTTAAAGCTGAACCATTTTTAGTCAATCTAGCTTCTAGCAAAGGAATATTCTTTTCAGATGGTCCCATTAATTTCCAACGATATACATCATCAGTTTTAAAATATTTAACAGGAAATTGACTTAACCTTGTGTGTAAGTCCATCATACCCATATCCATAGAATATAGTTGGGTAATTAAGTTAGATGCTTTTTGTGGAGCATTTTCCAAAAGATAACCTAAGTTAGCTTCAGTTACAAGACCTCCAAAGTTTGTAGGTTCTGATATTTGTAAATTACTTATTCTTAACATTTTTGTTTATTTAATTGTTTGTATTATTTGTTTATTAGTTATATTGCATTTAAGATTGAATCAGATAGGTTAGAAGATTGTTTAGGTGGTTTACCTGAAGCTCTTCTTTCACTTTCTTCTTGTGCTAGTTTTTCTAGATTTTTTACAGTATTTGTTTTAACAGACTTTACTATAAAATCAAAATTAGGTTTTTCATCAAATACTCCTTTCATTAAAAGATAATTTAAAGTTTTTTCAAATTTGATAGGATCTTTATCTCTTATTTGTTGAACTTTAGAAACAGCATAACCTTCTTTAGTAAATCCTACCGGTTTAGTTATTTGACTATATAATTCTGCTTTATCTTTTTCTGATAATTTTACACCAGGTACAATTTCAGCATTATCATAAATAGAATCTTTAAGTTCTTTTAAAGTATTTTTTAAATTTTCTTCTTCTCTTTTTTTATCTTCTATTAACTGAGCTTGTAATTTTTTTTCATCTTCAGCATTAATCTTTTTTAATTCTTCTAATCCTTCAGTTGCTTTTTCAATTACTTCATCTAAATCTAAAGCTTTTGTATATTCTTTTTCAATTTTAGCTTCTGACCAATTAGTTGTAGCTCTTAAATGTGCAATAAAAATATCTTTAGCTACATTTTCATTTTCTTCAATTATTTCTTTAGTAATTGAATTTAATTTAACTTCGTTAGATTTTAATTCTTTTACTGTATCCCAATCTAATCCTAAGTTATATTTTTCAAGCATTTGTTGAAAATCTTCAGGTAAAGATTTTTTATAATCTTCAATTCCTTCTAATACTTCAAATCTAATACCCTCTATTAAATCTTCTGATTTTTCAATTGGTTTTTCAAAATTTGTAAATAATCCAGTATCTTCTTTAATTAAAGTAGCTAAAGTACCATAAACACTTTTTGATTGATTGTCGTCATTATCATTAGAATTATTATTTTCTAATTCTTGTAATCTAATTTTTTCAGCTTCTTCAGCAGCTAATTTATCTGCTTTTTCTTTTTCTAATTTTGCTTCCTTTTCTTCATCTGATTCATCATCAAGAGTAACTACTTCAGTAGGTATAACTTTGTTACCTTCCTTATCTAAAGTAATTCCTTCTAACTTATCAAAAAAATCTAATTCTTCTGCCATTTTATTATATTCAGTACAAATGTCTAACAGTTAATTGACATTTACAAATGTTTTTAATTAATTTATCTATTCTGTATAGCTTAACTGTCTAACTATACATTTTTATTTTTTCTTTACATTCTTTTAAAAGATACTCAAACAAATAAGTCATTGCTTCATGATTTCTAGGATTAATTTTAATTCCTACATTTGTTAATAAATCCCAACATAAATGAATTAACTCATGTTCTAATGTTGTAGTTAAATCATTCTTTTCTACATAAATATAAAATCTTGATTTTTCTACTTCATTTTCTTTTAAATATTTAGTTTGCCATACAAAACCTCTTGAATTATTATCTTCATCTATTTTATCTAAATTATCATGTTCTGTATTTATTCTTTTTGTAGCTATTAATTCTGTATCTTCTATTAATAAATACACTTCTTGATTATATAAAGGTATATCTATTTTAATCATTTTATTTAGGTTTTTGTTTAGATTTAGCAATTGCAGCTTTAGCTTTCATTTCCTCTATCTTCATTTTCTTATCCATCATTTCTTTATCAAGTTTAGCTTTTTTATCAGCTAATAATTCTTGATTTTTATTTTGAACTTTTATTTGTTCTAATTTAGCAGCTTCTATTTCTTTCTTAGATTCTATTTCTTTATTTTTTAAAGATAATTCTTTTTCTTTAATTAATCTTTCATTAATTTTATTTCTATCATCTAAAGCTACTTTATTTTGTTCATTTAAATATTTAAGATTTATTTCAGATTGTTTTAAAGCTCTATTAGCAGCACTTTCTATATTAGCTGTTCCTCCTCCATCATCTAAAGAAATAGCTTTCATTTCAGCTAGATAAATTTCATTTTCTCTATCTAATTGATTTTCCATAGCTTGTTGTTCTAACTTATAATATTCTAATTCTAATAATTCTTTTTCAGCTTGAACTCTAGCTTCTATATCAGCTTGTCTAATTTGTTGTTCTGATTCTATATTAGCTTGTTCTTGTCTTTTAGCATCTCTAACTGTTTTAGTTAATTTATGTCTAATAGATGCCATTGAATTATTTGAAGTAATTGTAAGTAATTGTTCAGAATCAACTTTACCTGTTTGAATAGCCATTTCCATAGCTCTCTTTAACATTTGTAAAGTTTCCATATCATTAGTAGCATCAGATGATATTATACCATATTCAGCTTCATTAAATTGTTCTCCGTCAATAGTAAATATTTCAGTACTTAAATCTGATAGAATATATTGAAAAGTTTTATTTCCATTTTTTAAACAATACTTAGCTGTTTCTAATAATGCTGCTAATACTCTTAATTTAATATTATCATGAACTCTAAAATAAGGTTCAGTAGTTTCATAAGAAGCTTGTTGAG